CCCTTCGCCCGTACAGTCTGTACACAGCACAGGGGTCAAGCCTGTACACGTACGCAGAGGAATCGGCATTCATGCGTAACGCACCGGTTTGGGGGAAGATCCGGTTAGCTCGAGATTGAGGTGTGGATGAAGTAAACACCCATTTTGCACCCTTTCCTCGATCGGGACGATCAGCAGCAGTTGTGATCAGAGCTCACCTGAACTGCCACACCAAATGCACCCATTACGGGAGGACCTGTCGCGGATGACTTAGCTGGGATGTCAAGTTTAGCACCTGAAGTGCCGCCGTTTGTTCTTCTGCAGCAAAGCTGAGCTAGATTACGGCGAAAGCGCGCTCGGATTCTGGAAAATAAAATTAGGTAGAAGTAATAGGTAAGGGAAGAGATGAAAAGAGGTGACGGAGAGAGGAGAAAAGAGAAGAAGGAGATACCTGAAAAGAAAAACCAGATTGGAGCGACTGAAAGTAGGAATGGAGTGGCTTGGGGAGGAAACGCCAAAAGGAATCTTCAGACATGTATTTTTGTGCGTCGCGAGCGACTGACATGGCATAAGGACTGTCAAGATTGGTGTACTTGAGTAGTCCCAAATAGGACTCCCACTTCTCGATTGCAGAGGGATCACGGGACTTGAGAATGGCGGTGCGATACCAGAGTCCGTGGGCACTGTAGGTGGGAGTAGCACCACCAAGAAGGAACCCGCTGAACTCAATGCGGCGTGCGTTCTCGTCCTTGAACGCCCACGGTGAGTTGGGAAAAGGCTTGGCATGACAATGGCGGTCCACAGCAGCATCATCACCATTAATGGCGGCAGTGTCGGCTGGAGTGATCTCACAGACAAGGGAGGTGACTACAGCACGGCGGATAGAATTCAGGATCCAGGTGTATCGGTCACCTGAGTTTTGCATGGTTTTCATCGGACCGTGTTGGGAGAAAGAAGAGACACGACGTTCAATGTAAGCGTCGATGTACCAGGAAGGGAAGCAAAGTTTCCGCATAACATGGACGTCGAAATTAACCATGGCAGCGTCACAGCCAACGTCCCAACGGGTGACGTCAGAGCCGTACGCCCCGTTGTCGACACGCCAACGCTTGGAGTACTCATGTATGAACTTGTCGGGGTCCATGCGGCGGTAGAAGAGGAAGTTACCGGGAAAGGCGTCAGGGAGATGGTCCTCAAGCCAGAGTGCAAAGGAACTGTCAAAGAGGGTTTGAGCTATGTCATACTCATGGATAAGCTGACCCGGCAAGGCCTCTTTCTTTCCCATTTTCTCCGCCTTCTTGATAACCTGGTTCTTGAGAGAGATCTTGATGGAACTCGGAGTGCGGTCAGGATCATGCTGCGCAAGTTTCTGCATGACCATGACGGCAGTGCGCTTGGAGAGGTACTCGGTAATCGCTTTATCAATGTAACCGTCAAAAGATTCAGGCGACCAGCGTGGAGGTGTGGGGACAAGCCGGTCGAACTCAGCGCACATGTCTTCGCGGCGGTTGCGTTTCATATCAGCTAAATTCTGTTCACGAGTGGCAGACTTGAGGCGTTTTTCCTTACTCAACTGGTAGGTGGGGGTGTCGTTGCGTTTGTGGACCTGGGGGTTAACATAGGCGTTGTCCTTGAACTGGTCAGTCTGTCCAAACCGTGTGCCGACTTCACGATGTTCTTTAGCCCAAGGCTGAAACTCCTCGACCAGAGTGTCATCAGGAGGAGTGGCAGAGGGCTTGTCGGAAGCAGGAATGACATCAGCCACAACACTGTCAGAGACAAAAGTCTCATTAGTGGCGGCAATGACGGTTTGGAAAACGGAAGCATCGACGGAGGCACCTATGTTGGCAAACCAAACCAGCTTAGGCATGGACCAATGAAGGTGACGATAAAATGTGGCCTTGACAAGTGCAGACGGTGCCAAAAGGGAACCGACATTGCTGGCGCGCATTTCATAGACCAAAGCGTTCATAAGATCACTTCCAGTTGGAGGGGCTTTAATGGTGCTTGCAGGATCAGCAGCGGCCATACGGATGTAGGTCCCGACCTTGCTGCGAGTTAAAGCAACATAAGCTGTGCGATCCATGATGGCACCCTCAAGACCAGTCATATCGACTTCGCACGGCATGTTGTAGTCTTCGCCTTGGACGGTCTGGAATGTCTCGGCATGGCGGCCAGCGGCATCAAGGACGTTTACATAGCGCGGGGACGCTGTGCAGACGGGAATGCCAACCTTAGGACCAACACTATGGGTGATGAAACCGGGGACTGTTGATGTGGTGTAAATGCCGAGAGTGTTACAAATGAGCTGGAAGAGGCGGTGGGATAACGTGGCGTACTTTGTCGTGTGTTGGGCAATGGTGGCAATGGCACTAGGGTCGTGCTTGCTCTGAGTGCCGGCGACTTGGAAAGACCGGTGTCCTTGTGCCGGATCACCATTTATGACGACGTGAGTGACCAGCGGGTTGGTTAGAATAACCAGGTCCAGAAGACCACCCCAGACTTGGCCAGCATCGTCAAAAATGACGACACCGGAAGAGGGTTCGAGAATGATGTTAGTGAGGGTGGGAAAATTAAAACCTCGCATTTCCGGGAAGTCGAGCTTTTCCTTAGCCTCAGCTCGTAGACTCTCTGTGTGGCACACTACCCGAGCGTTTGCCCTCTCCTCAGGAGTGAGATTGCGCAGGAATTCCGTAGTGGCAACAGTCTTGCCAGAACCGGCTACACCGAGATACGCCGTGACAGGAACGGAGACGGTCTTCCCAGATAGACGGTAAGAATCGATGATGGCGTCAAGGGCCTTGGAGATGTCGGCGGCAGCTGCAGTGCCAAGCTCCCCGGGGTTGGATCGGAGGTCAGAGGCGAGGCGTGCCGCACGCTGCACATCTGCAGTGTACGACAGCTCCTCCGCTTCAAGTGGTACGCAAGGAAGGGTGAAGCCGAGATACTTAGATACTGACTGCTCGAGCTCACGGCGCAACTCAACGTGGCGGGCTGGCTTTGGAACCTCATTGTTTCTGTTGCGATTATCGTTATGCTGTGAGCGTGTTGGCCTAGTCGGTTGAGCTCCAACTTTGATGTCGGCGAGATGGTCCTCGAGGGCAGAGTAGCGACCGCGCGCAAGAGCGGAGACCACCTTCCGACCATAGCTGGAGAACCGTGCAGCAACACGACCGAAAGCAGAAGCGGGGCTGTAACCGTGGAAAGGCGAAGGCTCGGTTGAAGCGGCAACGGGCAAGTTGTTGATGGATGGGCCGTAGTCGATTAAGTCCGGAAAGGGCAAGGGCATGTTGGGATTAACGGCAAAGCCGTCAGGGTCAGCTGGGTCGAGAGGAACTGCAATAAAACTGCCAACGATTGCCTTACCAACGTCATCATATGAACGTGGCATCTCGTGAGTGCCGGCAAACGCTAGGAGGGTGGGAGAGGCTTGAATGGTGGAGTCACGGGCAGCACCATTGTGGTTGGCAAGCATTTGGTTGAACCAAGGAAGGTAGTCACGCCTTATGGTCGCAAAGATACGTGCCAAGTCTCCAATAGGTGCAGTTGAAGTCTCAGGGGGTGCGATCTCAACGTGTAGAGTGCCAGCGATAAGCGAGCCGCCAATCTTAAGGGTCAGTGTGGGCCACTCAGCACGGGCGGGCGCGGCAACAGCATTGTGGTCGCCACTAAGCAGGAGACCAAACATGGAAGCAGCGCAAAAGTTCTGTATCTCAGGAATTGTGACTTCACCGACAATGGGGTTGTTGGGATCGGGAGTCTTCTGAAAGTACGCCATATACCAACTATACCACATGTGGCTGGTTCCGTAGTAATGGGAAACGCAATCGAAGAAGCAAGATCGTCCGGGAGTAAGACCGGGGTAAAGGTTGGGCTGGGCGGTGTAGGCAGTCTCCACGGCACGACAAAACTCCAAGTAAGACAGTCCTTGGGGGGAAACAGCAAGCGGAACTCCTTGAGGGCCCACAGGAATGTTGGCGGGCTGCACAAGCACCACAGGGAGCTGGATGTCAACATTACGTCGTTTCACTTTAGTTAGACCGGTGGCAGGGAGCGCTGGTAGATTGGGGACTCTCAGACAATTGCCCTTATTGGTCACACCCATGTACCAAACCAGTAGGGCATTAACACCCCAGCGGGCATGCGCAAGGAACCCCTCATAGAAGCTCTCGTCAATGGACCAGTCGGGTGACCACATTGAATAGCCGAGGGCCGGGTACTGTAGATTCGGGTTGGCAAAATAAGCGGCCAGGTTTTCGAAAGCCACACCAACGGCCAAGAGTGCAGCGACAACTGTGAAAGCAATGACGACACCAGAGGAGGCAGCGGTGGTGAAGAACATGGTCCACGGAATAACGGAACCTGGGATGAGACCAGGCAAAATGGTATGAAGACCAATTAGCCAGAGCCAAACCTGCCAGCACCAACCACGCCCAGGGAGGAAGGTGCAGACACGCGAGCCTGGGGCCCCGGTGATTTCCTGTATGACAAAAGGCACCAGTGAAAAGAGCCACCCGGGAAACCATAATTGTCGCCAAAAATGGCCGGCTAGACGTGAAAACACCTTTGTGATATTGCCTGGCACAATGGACGCGACTGTCACGATGGCTAGCGTGAGGCCAAGGCGTTGCAGAGATATGTCGGTCCAAACATAGATGGACCTGAGCCAAGAGGCAAAATCAACATGAAAGAAGATGCTGGTGATAACTTCTCCAATGAGGATCTTGGGAATGAGAAAGGTAAAGACAGATCCAGTGAAAGCAGAGAACCGCTGTAGCATGGTGGGATTGTTGGGGATGGAGGCGGTGATCTGGTGATGTTTGGCGCGCACTGACCATCCACCACCTGGAGTGGGGTGGATGATCCTATTGCGTTTCCTTTCATCCAACAACTCAAAGGTATCGGGCATAGGCTGAATCATGTACCATTGGAAGGTGATGAAGTACATGAAGTGCCAGAATCCTCGTTGAAGTAGGTGTTGCCAGGTGTCAGGAGCCACGTGCAGTCTGGCGAGATAGGTTGCAATCCACCGCTCCTTGGCTGAGGTGCGAGGAGTGATGGAACCAGCCAGCTGCGACACCTTGGCAGCAATGTTGGACCAAGAGTGGTCCTTGGCGCGATTATCGAAGTCAAGTATGCCAGAGACAAGTTTCATGGGCAGGTACTGGTCGGACCAAGTGCCGGTGAGCACACGCGGAACCCGTACATAAGAACCTGTAGGGAAGATGCGTGTAGACTGCTCAGTCACGTCGCCACAGAATATGTGCCAAACACAGTGTCCCAGCTTTTCCTCAAGAAGCACGACATGGTACACACGTCCATTACTCGCGGTAACAGAGGAAGTTCTCAACCAAGCGGTGGTGACATCGATTGGTGTGGTGTAGCCTTCATTTTCACTGCCGGTGAACATGTAATGAAAGTCTCCGAGGTCGTACTCAATAGAGTGACTGGCTGGTTCGTAGGAGCACTGTCTGTCCAAGACTTCAATGGGGTTCATGCCTGACACAATTAGATGGCCCTCAGGGTTCTGAGACGAAAGCTTTTCGACCAACTCGTGAGGCGTGACAACAGAGGAGACATCATCGAGGTAATGGACAGGAAAGTCGCGAAAATGAGAGTCACGGATACCGACTCCTGGAAACCTAGAAGGATCCTTGGCTTCATAGATCGGGTGCTGGACAGAACCGGCAGGAGGCAACAGATTGAGCTTCGAGACCTTGGTAGAGATGACACCGTAATTGTGAGCGGGCAGGTACTGACGCATGCGTTGCATCTGGCCCTCAATAATGCACTTATGCAAGGCGTGGGGGCATTCAGGAGCATCAGGATTTGGAAACTCCATGCCGAGGCGTTGTAGAATATGGTGCTGACTCGCAGGAATGTTGTATGGGGTTGTTTCAATAGCTGCTTGGCGCGTCTTGTAGTAGTCGATGAGATGCCGATTCATGATGGCATTCTGTTGAGGGGATCCGGAAAAGAAGTCAACAGAGAGAGTGGCGCCAACTTTCGCCTTCTCATTGAGCCAGGCACAAACGGCAAAGCAAGCCTCGGGCCCACCCTTGGCGTTACAGAAGCAGCCAAGAGGGGCAAAAGGGTGTTGAGCAGGAACTTCATGATGTCTCTGGCGGAGGACAGTAGGACGGGGTCGTGGAGTATGAATGTTGCAGAGGAGAGCAGTGGGGCCACGTTCGCGGGGGTAGTAATCTCCAGTGACGTTAGGGTCGTCACACATCTGCTGGCCGAGCCAGTCAAGATGTTGGATGGTGCGATTGATGGCCTTGCGTGCCCAGGCAGGCAACAAGGGGCTCATGGCTTTACAGGTTTCGTTGTGGGGCGTGATGCACGCGATCCACAGAA